CCCATTTGCGTATCAATTCAAGAGCGTCTTCTCTTTTCCATTGTTCAAACTTTATTGGTTTGTCAAATGATAGTTTAATCAAACTTTTTGATCTTATTCTGCGCTTCACACCCATTGATGTGTTGTGAATCATTGCCAACAATTCGCGTGTTTGTTCCCAATTCCTCTCGATCCTCCTTTGATGTGAAAGTTGCATTATGTATGTTCGGAACGGCGGCATGGAAAAGAACTGATCCTCAGTTAGCCCCAACTCCACAAAAGCCATTTCAAAAATATCTTCAAGCGTAAGTTTTACTTCTCTTTTTTTTTATCTTCAGTTATCGTTTTTTTAAGCCATTCCGGAAATTGTGCATATTGAATTGTTTCCCCAAGTCTCTTGTTTTCCTCTTTTGTTGCCCTGTCCAATCCAATCCTTATATCGTCATAGGTGAAAAAGATACTTTTGCCTAATTGGACACGATCCCAGACAGCAGCCCCATAGCATAATGCCGTAAACTGCTTTTCAGGATCAAGCTTTGTGAAAGAGTCGGGATCAATGTTGAAAACATCATATGCAACAAGCCAAGCCTTCCACTCGAACCTGAAGCCGACATTAATCTTTCTGAAGCGTCCAAGTATCCTGAAAAATCCTGTACGCCTGAAGTTCAGTCTTATTTCAGTTCGCCATTTCACTACTCAGTGACTGTTCCGGTTGTGGGTTCGCCAGTAACCTGAACATCTATAGTATAACTTTTCAGGTCATCATAGGGACCCTCTACACTGACATGACTGATATAAGCATCCGCCGATTCGTACTTGTCTCCAACTTCCTCCCCGCCGAATTTTGCGGTGAATTTTGTTCCCGCTTTTATAAGAATTATTACATCGTCAACGGATTCATTCTCAGTATCAGGATCGTAAAGACCGCTGACTGAAAAAGTCATCCCCTTGAACATCGGTATATATTCTTTCCATTGATTTGTGGATTCACCGGTTGTGGCTTCTGCCATATCAGCATCAATATCCATACCTGTGGTACGATAGCCCACAATGGTTTTCGCATCAAACTTCAATACTGTTTTGTATCCTGCCTGATAACTCATAATTTATTTCCTTTCTTTTTTTAAATGAAACTGTCTGCCGTGACTAAAATGATATATAAAATAGTGCTATCATTACTTATCGTATAATCAATAGTCTTTGCATCGTTTGCCACGACATCTAATACTGTATCTGCCTTGAACAGCAAGCTTTGATTAGCTTTTAATGTTAGGGAATAGGTGTCCCCTAATAACTTGTAGGGATTTGATTCTCCCTGACTAATTACGCATGTTGCGGCACTGTCATCTTCCAATTTCACCTTAAGTGCCACAATATTATCGCCGGTCAAATCCAATGATTCACCCAATGAATTCTCAAGCGAAGTCAAGTCTATTGTGCCACTTGCAAGTACAGTATCCGCATATACGTTGTCCGCATCATTCCTGGTCAGTCCATCACGGTAATTAACAGTCTCGTTAAGCCCATTTCTTTCGATAAATGTCGATGTTGTGGGTGTTACAAGATTCTCATATACCGTCAAATTGCTGACCAGTCTGGCATTTTTCACACTTGTCGAATAAATAAGTATAAATGCTGCCGCAATCAATAATCCAATAATTAGTTTTTTCATTTCGTTTGTTGTATAAAGTTTGTGATTTGTAATTTTCTTGTAATAATATAATTGGTTTCTGTCAATTCCGTATCTCTCTCCATTGATCCAGGAACCGATGTGAGACAGGTGAACCCATCCATCTGTATTGTATCCGGATTTCCGATAAGGTCAATGACTTGCTCAAAGATCGAGTTTACCACAGTCTCATCACCCTCGCTAATGTCCTGCATTGAAACAATCTGCATACTAACCGTTACATCAAAGACAAAATCCGCAGCACTACTATAATTATCAACCGACTCAACATAAATCAAAACATATTTGTCCGTATCCTGCGGAATTTTCGTGCCAACTGTTACTGTCTCTCCCTCATAAACGATTGCCTCATTCAGCAAGTTAAAGTATGCCTTCAATATCTCATGTGTCGGGTCTTTTGCTGTCATAATACTTATCTAAATGCTTTCCTTATCAGTTTCTCAAAATATAAGCAGGCGGATTTCCAAGCAGGGTATATGAAAGGTCTCGGTTTTGTGCCGGGATGTTGTATTTTTTTCCCGTATATGGCATAATCACCGCTTATGTTTCCCCATCCCAAAGGTGCATTCCTGGCCGGACCCGCCAATACCTTTTTTTTCTTGACCTTTATGCCATGAGGTCTTGTCCCTTCCTCAACTGCCTGCGAATATTCTGCATGGCTTGTTACGGTTCCTGTTAATCCTTTTGAACTGATTTCCATAAGAATCTTATTTCTCAAAAAACCACTTCCACCTTTTGCAAATTGGCGTACCTTTTTAACTGCCAATCTTTGAAGTTTTGCAGTAGAATCAGCAATGGCCAACCTGAATTCCTTATCCTTTTTCTTTGCGAACCGATCCAAGTCCTTCCTGAATCTTTCGTCCTTTATTGTCAGGGTTATCATTTCACTATATCCAGTTTAACTACATTCTCATCAATAATAATCGAATTGATCTGAAAGGTCTTGCTGTCATATATGACTTGACAATCACTGTCAACATTCTCGTTCCGTTTTCGCATCTCAACCTCATAGGACTCACTAAATCCAAGCCTGCCATATTCCAGCCGTTTCATTCCGCTCATTGCCTTGACCGAAGCCCATGAAGTATAATAATCAGTCCAGGTATTCGTCCAGCCACCTATATCATTAGGTACTTTCGTCCTTTTCTGAATAGTTATACTTTTATTATACTTCGTTGTTCTCATATAAGCATTCCACGATAAAGGCTGATTATTTTCTCTATGCTGCCAAGCAATTCCAGTTCCCGGAAATCGTCACGGTTGTCATACCACTGTGCCACCTGCCTTTTCATTGCCTCTATAAGATCACCCGGCAATGTCTCTGTTTCTGTATCTCCATAACCAACAGTAAATTCCACAAGCAGATTGCTCCCGCTTGAAACCATTGAAGTGACTATCTCAATCTCATAAAGACCTTTTTTGAAATATTCAGTATTATAGGTCAATTCTGTCTTTTCATTAAGATAATCAATGGTTTCGACCTTATCAACTGAGATTATCGGACGGACAGGCAAGATATAGGGTTTATCCTCCTTAAGGAAAAAACACTGGTAAATCTTTTTGGCAAATGATAGTCCGGTACGTCTCTCAAAAAGAGTGCGCGCCGCAACTATCATTTCGTCAATTAGGTTTATCTCGTCAACATCAGTGTCCTCATACTTTATATAAGGTTTTAAGTCCTTAGCGGATAAGGGCTCCGATGTCAAGTCCGTCTTTAATCTCAAGTCCATCAGAAATTTCCTTTAAAATTAGCCTTAATTATAGGCCCTGAAGGAACTTTTTTATCCTCTTTAGTCTCTCCGGTTTTTTTTTCCTCTTTGGTCTTACCAGTTTTCTTTTTCTGCTTAGACACAACCTTTAAGACTCTCGCTTTCCTGAGTCCCTCAACTTCTTGTGGCAGAACCTCAATATCCGTTCCCGATTTTAATGTTACTTTTACCTTATTCACCGTTCATAAAGTTTGAAGATTACATAATTAACTGTAAGTTTATCGGTTACTGCACAATCACCATCGGTTGCCACAAGTACCCGAAAATATCTGTAAAAATTATCCGCACTTCCGGGAATGGCATTTGCCACTGTCCCGGTTGTATTTGTGTCAAGAGTGTCAACCAATGAAGTTTCAGGTTCATATAATGATACTGATGCAGTTTGTGAAGCCTGGTCATTGATTGAAGTCCACGAATCATTCTCAAACACTTTACCTTGCAAACTGATCTCATAATCATCAGTTGTACCTGTCCGAGTTGCCTCAACCCTTGCATTACAGGTCAATGCGCAATCCTTATTGCTAAAAATCTCAAAAAATACCGTATCCTGCTCGGTTCCTGCAGTGTCAGCCGCAACTCCTGTGTACTTGTAATAACTAACCCCTTCTGCAAGGGTCATCTGTACCGCAGTTCTTTGTGTAGTTCCATCGCCGTAATCAACTTCATTTTCCCATTGTGCCTGAACAAAAAACACAGACAAAAAGACCGTCAATAAAATAATTGCTAAACGTTTCATGATTTTTTCTCCTTTCTTTTATGCAGTTACTTCTTCAATCAATGCTTTACCTGCGGCAAACGTACCGGTTACAAAACCGTATTCAGCAGGTGCTTTAATTCTCACTCCGGCAATTCTCATGCTTGCAAATACCAAAACAAGGTCTCTTAAGACATCAGCCTCATTTTCAAAGTGCCAGGAAACCCGCATATTTCTCTTAATAAATGCTTTCGCCTGCGAGAAATCACCGACCAGAAATTGATCAGCCGCTACATCCAATGAAGGAATAAGCCTTGCTCCGGCAACATTCAATCCATCTTTTGAAACAAAAGGCGGAGTTATATAAGTACCGTTGCTTCTTTTCAATCCCGTGAGATTAGTTATTGTTCCGGGATTTACAAGGGCAATATTAGCCAGATATCCTCTTTTTGCCGTATCGGATGTATTACCATTTGCACATTGCAAAACAGCTGCATTAATCACATCTGCTATATTTGCCTCAGGAACCTTATTATAATTCGCAGGTTTTGCGAATGTCTTAGCATACTGCGTAATTCCTTTAAGGTAGATTGTCGTTCCGACACCCTCGAATAATTGAGTTTCACGCAATCGTGGAATCCCATTCATTACCAAATCCAGAATTTCAGACTTCATATATTCAAAATCTTCCAGTGCTGCCCTGGATACTTTTACGTAATCCGCAATCATCATAATATCCATTGCTTGCTTTGTCCAGGTCTTTCCTGACTGAGAATCAATTTTAGTCTCCTCGGTAAACATAGCTGCCGCATCTGTCCGGGTTGTTTCTTCCCACCAGGAAATTTGATCTTTTCCGGCTCCAATCGTACCTTTTTGAATTGCTGCCCATATCGGGTTTAACCTCCAGGGTGCAGAAGCAACTCCGGGTTCAACTTGAGCCTCAATAGTACCACTATTAACATCAGTGGTTATTAATCCGTAAGAACCACCACCAGGTACAGTTTCTTTTAGTACAGGATTTTCAAGTTCAAATGATGCAATTTCACCGACGCCACTTTTTTTCGACTTTGCTGCCTTCTGAAAATCCTCACTTTTTAGTTTTTCTTCCAGTTCCTCACCGAAAGATTTTTTGTCCTTGGCCTGATATTCACCAAGCTGTTTGAGTTGAGTCGATATCTCGTCAAGTTGTTCTTGTTGTTTCTGAAATTCCTCAGTCCCAACAATCCCTTCCATCTTTTCCTCAATCTTATCAAACTTGGACTCCAAATCCTCGATACTGGCTTTCTTTGAAATGCCGGATTTCAACTCCTCCAAAGAGGCATTGATTTTTTCAGCCATTTCCTTAACTTTTTCTTCGTCCATTTTTTCAGATTTTTAAGTTATTAATAAAAATATCTAAAAGCGACTTCTCTGAAGTGGTCGGCGGCTCACCTGGAGTGTCTCCCGGCTTCATCAATGCTTTTAATTTGTCATAAAGTTCTTGTATCTGTCTTGCTTTTTCATCACTATAGTTTCCTTCATTAATCATTAATTCCAGATCGCTTAAATCTTTTATGTTAATCAAAGGGGTTTCTGGATTTGCACCCCAACCGTACAATGTTGAATATTCCCAGAGCTTCCATTCTAATACCCTTTTTTCATTTTTCGGATCACGCTTTATATCCCGGACACGAACGCTATGTTCAAGTGTTCTGTTATGTTCTGCATATAATTTATAATCTTCAAACACATCTTTCACCAATTGCTTTTTCAAATTCATTTGAGATGTAACGAGAAGACCAAAATCATCCTCTACTATTTCAAGTGGCAATCCAAGAAGTTTCTGGGTATCATGATTTAACAGATGTTTGATTCGATCAAAATTGTCTTTGATAGTTTTCTTGAATGATCCCTTTACGGATATATCACCGTCAGAATCTTCATTATCAAAGGCATTTACATACATCTGTACAATTCCCTTAGTTTCATCAACATCCTTAATTTCCTTTTCAATTGTAATAAATTTTGTATCCATGATTTTATCTTTTTACTGAATATGTTATGCTACACAAACAATTTATTGTATTTCCTGCCGATCCTATCGGATCACCTGGAAAATCCATGCTTTCGCCACCAATATCAAAAAGATCGTCAATATTCTGCTCTTGTCCATCAGCTTCCATGTGCCATGAACGTGAATTAGCAGCCATTGCGCTAAGCCATTGTTTCATGTATGGAATCCCCGTGCTTCTTACCCCTTTAATGCTTCCAAAATTACAAGCCCGGTTTGTCTCCGTTCTTACAATCCTTTCGGTCCTAAAATATCTCATCCTGTGCCACTCGCTTTTCACCCTGTCCCTCAGCATTGTTTGAGCTTCACCTGCCCCAAGTCCGCGCTCAATTACTTCCGGTATAAGATCACTAAGTAATTTTCTTAACAATTTCTTTGATGTATCACCTATCGCAACTATAGTTGAACCTACATCGGTTGCCAAATAATCCATAATCTCACCCATTATCAGGTCTTCCATAATCTCATCTTCGTCTTTCAATAATTCAACCCCTGCCATGCTTTTTGCCTGTCTGCGATCAAACTTTGCGAAATCCAAAGCGGCAGACATATACAATTTTTTGTACCCATCTAAAATTGGCTCATTATCCAGTTCCGGCACAGTGAGATTATTCAAATCGTAAGTCATTCCGATTGCCTCATATAGTGGCTCAATCTGTTTTTCCAATGCCTTCATAAAAATCGGTCTCGCCTTGGCCCGATATCTTGCCTTTCTCTGGTCAATGTTTCGCCATGTCCGAGCCCTATATGCACCCATCAGATTCTCAGATTTTCAATGAACGTTTTTAATAATGACTTTTTTGCAGGCTCAAAAGGGTTGCATTTCAATTTATGATCCTTGCACCATTTTCTCGCCTCTGCCTCAGTGAACACATCCGTTTTGAATCTATATGATTGAGTAGTCATTGTTATCTGATCTGTTAATCTTCCCGTTATTATATCAATTCCTTTTTTGATATTCTTACGCCTAAATGAATTTGATTGAAAATTTCCGGGAGGCAAAATCCTACAGGCATGCTCATTTGGATAAGGTTTCAATATATCTTCATTTGTATTCACAATTTCACAAGTTTGGTTTCGTAGATTTTCCTTCGGGCAGTATAAACACTAAGATTGTCCGAGTCAATTGCCTTTGCGCACTCTACAATTTGAGCCTTTAAAGCCTTATTTACCTCTTTTTCGGTGTAAATTTTTTCCTTTTTTTTATCCATGATATTTATAGTTTTTCATTAATATTCGCTTCCTCGTAAAACCTATCGCTTTCCATTATTTTGTCTTCCTCGTCTATCTCTCCGCTCCCGTCAATCGGTATCATATTAGCCGGTATATATCTTGTATCCATAGCTGGTTCATCAACAGGCTCATCTCCCAGTCTTTCCCGTATCTCATTAGGACTATAAGCCCCCTTGTCGAATCCCATTGACAGCCACTCCATTTTCTTCTTTTTGTCTTCCTGTAATGCCTCGATCCCTGAATAGTCAGGCTTCAGTATATAATTTCCATATGCTTTCAGTATTTCCTTGAATCCAGAACAGAAAGAATCAATATCCGGTATTATCCGGTGTGTGTATATTGCCTTTGCTGCTTCAATTTTATTATTATATGTGCTTGCCGCCGTGTCATTGAAAAGCTCAGCGGGACACTGCAAAAGGTTGCAAAATTTACGTAGGCCATGCTCAGACATATTAATTACATCCAGTTCCTTAAGATTATCATAACCTATTTTCGTATAAGCCAGTTTCCCAAGTGTAAAAATCGGAACACCCAAATTATTCATGTCCTCTTTCCAACTGTATTTTTGTTTCCATTTTTCCCTGAACTTGGATTCTTGTTCTGCTGTTGTTTCACCTCCCTGTTCGCTTTCCTTTGAGACTATTCCCGGAGGATGGCCGGCCTGATATAGTTTTGCCGTAATCTCATATCCTTTGTTTTGAAAATTAATTATATTATAGGCAACCTTAATCGGTGACATCCCC